AGGAAGCATCTGCCCCAGAAGCGGTAGGAGGACCGATAGGTTTTTTCTCCTCTGAAACTGGTGTGGCACCAATTTGTTTAGCTACTTCATCCTGTGATGGAGGTGAAGGCATATTGTAATTACCTCCTGCTGGAGTAATATCAGCATTATTGTTTATATCGAGTGGCATACCGGGATGATAGCCCGGTATAGGAGCAGAAGAAGATTTCATAAAACCGGGAGTGTAAGGATTAGGAGCAGGAGCAGCGCTCTGCGAACCGAGTGGCATACCGGGATGATAATCTGGCACAGCTTGTGGAGTAGCCGTAGGTGCTGGTGCAGCCACGGGCGACATTGGAAGAGAGACATTTTGACCGCTATACATTCCCAAAGCAGCTTGCTGATCGGGAGTAAGTTGAGCAATTTGTTCGGGAGTAAGAGGCATTATTTCTTGTCCTTTTTATTTATTTTTATTTGAGATTGTATTTGGTTCATTCTTTGATTGAGAAAAGCAGTAGCAGCCAAAGTAATGCCGCCCAATCGACCATAATCAACTTTGAGTGTCCCAGTTCCATCATCAATAACGGCGGATTTACCCAGATCTGTTTGTAAAAGTTCTTGTGCCATAGGTGATACGAAGGTTCCTTGACCATGCTCTTCGGGATTTTTGTATTCGTATTGATGCGCTTTTATGGCGTCCAAAAAAGGTTGCAGCTTGCCATCGGCAGGAGCGATATTGATTTTAGCAGTCTGATCGGATGTTTTGTGCATCTTGAACCATTCCACCTCGGCTAATCTCTTCTCGGCTTCTCCTTGACTATCATACGGACCGCCAAGATGAGTTTTTCCATCTTCAGAAAACACATTATATTTGCCATTAGATTTCTTGATCATTGTTTCCTCGCATACTGTCGAAAGAACTCGGCAATGGCAGTGTCACCGGGTTGGATATTCTTCTTGGCTTGTCTATCGGAAACCATTGGAGGTGGAGCTTGTGGAGCTTGTGGAGCCTGAATATTCTGAAAGCCAGCATTAGGTGTTGGATTGGAAGAAGTTCCAAAGACCGTATTGAAAACAGAAGGAGTTTGGATGTTGGGACCTTGGGCATTGACAGTCTCCAATGGAGTAGCGATTGCTCCTTGCATTGCCACCGCATTCTTGAAGATTTGTGGATTGAGAGTTCCGGAAGGTGCTACCTTATTAGGATTGGAAGCTTGAGCAGCTTGACCAGCGGATGTGCCTTGGGCTTGCAAAGCTTGGGGTGTCATCTGCGGAGCTACGGTGGGAGTGGTCATTCCGGCATCAACAGAAGTAGCTGGAGGAGCGGAGGTTCCCGGAACTCCCAGATTTTGATTGAGGTCAGATTGTGGATCGTTTGGATCAAGCATTCTATAATTCCTTTATTTCTCGGTGCTTCGCATTAGCAACAGGCAGCTAAAATAGCGGTTCCTATACCAGCATCAGCTGCTACTTCTCCTGCCGCAGAAGCACCCGCTACAGCTCCTGCTGCTACTGCACCCGCTGCATCAGCTGCTGTTTCACCCGCTGCGGCTGCACCCACGGCACCCGCTGCATCTGCTGCTGCCGCTTCGGTAGCTCCTGCTGCCGCTTCGGTAGCTCCTGCTGCCGCTTCGGTAGCTCCTGCTGCCGCAGCATCACTACTTGTTTCACCAGCTACACCCGAACCAAGAGCAGCCGAAGAAGCTTGAGCGGCTTCGGCTGCCTGTCCGGCTGAAGCTCCGGCTGCGGCTTGAGTTGCCGGAGAGGAAGCTGCTTGAGCTGCTAAAATATCTGCTCCTGTTGAGTTAGCAGCGGCTTGGGCAGTGCCATTAGCAGCCGCAGAAGAAGAGGCTTGAGCGGCTTGGGCTGCCTGTCCTGCTGATTGTCCTGCCGCTTGTCCCGAGTTGGAAGAAAATAGAGCTTGTCCTCCTTGTTTGACAGCTTGTCCAGCTGCGGTCTTGGCTAATGACATTCCTACGGTAGCACCCATATTGGATTGCGGAGGTGGAGCAGAGGCAGCGTGAAGATTAGGAGTTGCATTATTATCTTGTGGAATGCCCGTCATTGGAGCAATATTGGGACGGACCATCTGTCCGGGAGGAGCGATGGGCTGTGCTATTGGCTGAAAGGTTGGAGTGGAGAAAATAGCATTGAACATCGGAGAGTTAGAGGCGTTGGAGCCTTGTTCCTCTGGATTATACATTTCTGGACCATATCCGTAAAAAGATTGAAGTAAAGGCATTAGGCAAACACCAAAGGCTTTCCGCTAATAATAGGCTTGGTCTTTTCTCCAAAAGCCGACAAGAAGTCTTGAATGCTTCGATTACCAGATTTGATATTAGTCTTGGCTCTTATATCGGAGGCAGAGGCAGCAGTGACACCAGCTCCAATAGTAGCTCCCACACCACCTGCTGCTGCTCCGACCATAGCAGTATTTTGGTTCATTTGAGCAATACCAGAGCCAGCTGCCAAAGCTGCCAAGTTGTTTTGGTTTTGCAGATAAGCATTACTATAGTTCTCATTTTGAGCCGTCTCGAAGGAAGATTGAGACATATTGGCATTGACCATAGCGTTATATTGTTGAGCATTGATAGTTCCAGCTTGCAACATATTATTAGCATTCTGAAGAGATGTTTGCTGGTTCATACTGCCTTGCTGTAAGGTGGAAGCATTCTGTGCCGCTGCATTCGCTGCATTAGCCGATTGGTCCATTCCAGCTTGGGTGGTATATATTTGCTGATTAGCTTGCAAATTGGAGTTAGTGAGAGCAGCTTGTTGTTGAGCAGCTTGCGATTGGGTAGCAGCATTCTGCAACGCAGCTTGTTGTTGCAAGCCAGCTTGAGCTTGGGCTCCTTGCTGTTGCTGACCTTCCATATTTCCCAAAGCAGATTGAAGCGTAGATTGTGCTCCCAACTGTTCATTAGCAGAACCCAACACGGCATTGGCAGCCACTTGCTGATTTTGTTGAGCAGTATTGTTGGCAGCATTTCGCATCGCCAAAGCTGGATTACCTCCAGCAGAGGCAATGGCTCCCATCATCGAAGCGGTGTTTTGCTGACCTTGCTGTTGAGCGGCAATGGTCGCCGCATTAGGACCATTACCATTGGCAATATTAGAAAGATTATTGACGGCATTTTGTTGCTGTCCCAAAATCTGATTGGACTGTGCAGTGTTGATATTGGCAGCTTGGGCGTTAGTCGTAGCAGCTTGAGTGGCTTGTCCCAGTATCGCCAGTGGGGATATTTGAGAAGCCCCATAAGTAGACGTAGGTCCTAAAGTAGTATCTTTGGCTTGGCTTTGTTGCTGCAAGTTGGCGGTTTGTCCCGCGATACCAGCTATTTGATTATTGATCTGATTGGCATTGACAGCTGTATAGTTAGCAGGATTAGGATTTTGCAAATTTTGTGCATTGTCGATACCTTTGATACTATAGCCAACTCCTCCACCAACAGGAGTGCCTCCCACAGTAGGTGCCCCGAAAGTTAGACTTCCCGGTGTATTCGTATTCGGTTGATTGACTGTGCTACCTGCTTGAGTGGGTCCAGTATAACCACCGGATTGAGTAGTTTGTCCATTGGCACCGGATTGAGTAGTTTGTCCATTGGCAGAGACAGTATTACCTGCTGGTTTTTGTTGTGGATTACCTGCTGCCACAGCTCCACCTGCCATACCCGACATCTGTTGGGCTTGTGGTGTTCCCGAAGCTGGACCTACAAGCCCATATTGATTGGCAGAAGCACCATTACCCATACCACCCGGTTGAGACTTTTGTTGAGCTATACCAACATTAGACAGAGCTCCAGCACCCGACATCTGTTGGGCTTGTGGTGTTCCCGAAGCTGGACCTACAAGCCCATATTGATTGGCAGAAGCACCATTACCTGTCGCCACATTACCCATACCACCCGGTTGAGACTTTTGTTGAGCTATACCAACATTAGACAATGCTGCCATACCCGACATCTGTTGGGCTTGTGGTGTGGCAGAAGCTGGACCTACATTCCCATATTGATTTGCTACATTCCCATATTGATTTGTATTTACCATAAGTAATATTCCTTATTATTGAGTTCCCACGATTTGTCCATATGGAAGACGGTTTCCTCCGGTCGCAATGCCTACCTCAAAAGTGAGAGCCGAGATACCATAGCCTTGTCCCGAAGAGCCAGCTACTGGGGTATCAAAGATTTGCAAACGAATAGCGGTGCATTGCTGGGTTTGGAAGTCTATTCGATACTCGTAGATATTGTATTGACCACCCCACGGGGAAGAAGCTCCCCAGACACTATCCGATCCCCAGACCGAAGCAGTAATGTTTTGGACCGGAGTAATCACCACCTGTTGGGTATAAACTGGGGAATAATCATAAGCCACATTGACCGTCAGAGTATGTGGAGATTGAAATTGTCCCAATAGATAACACTTATATACTCTTTGATAACCATTCAAGACCGAACTAAAAGCAAAATTAGGAGTAGTGAAAGATAAAGAAATAGGAGAAGAGTTATCATAATAGACAGAAGGATCCGTTTGATACACCGTGCCGGTGGGAGAAACCCAAGTGAATAGTTCTTGAAAGATAACCGCATCAGATGCCAAATAGTTGGTGAAGGTTCCCCATTGTCCGACATAGTAGTCATAAGTCAGAGCGGTGGTAGAGTTAGTGGTGAAGATAATGTAATTCTTATCAGGCACGGTGGTGGCAGAAGTAATGGTCAGAGAGTTGAAGGCTTCCACCGGAGCTCCAATATAAGTCAGATTGAAACCGCTATCCAACTGATACATACCTTTGCCTGACTGAAAGATAAGTCCAGTAGGTCGAATATTGATGGAATTAGGATTGATACAGCCGACATCAGATGAAATCATTTGAGCATCTGGAAAAGGAGTTCCTCCGCCAGTATTATTGGTCCCATCGCCCGAAATAGTAAAGATAGTATCCTTCTTGAAGATAATCAGGTTCTGATTGAGCAAAGCCAGAGCGGTAATAGAGCCACCTCTGGGATCTACTCCGATGGTGTTTTCGGCACAGAACTCCACTGGAGTAGTATTGAAGTTATCTATTTCCTGTCTATTCTGGGAATACCACAGGACATTAGGATCCTCCAAACCTCCCAAAATAACTCGGTCCTGATACAGAGTAATCAGCGAGTTAGCCGGTGCGGCAATGTTATCCAGAATACCGCCCGTAGTATAGAGAAAAGCATTGGAAGCAATAGTAGTATCCGAAGCACCATCGGTAATGGTGATGCTATCCACTCCAGTATTGTTTTGGATAGGATTGGTGACCGAAGTGACCAAATAGAAAGTAGGATTGACACCTGAGGCATTGACCTGCGTTCTGTAGAGTTCAATAACGACGGGACCACGAGGAGCTACCTTATTGGTGATGCGAAGAGTGGGCACCACAATAGAAGCAGTATTGTTGGAACTGGCAGTGGCAACAATGACAGGAGATGGCGAAGAGCGATGCACTTGTCCAAAGTTATCCGTCCAAGCATAGCAGGCACACCACGAATAAACACCGGCTGACAGAGAACCAGAGGAGCCAGTCAAAGAAATAGAGAGACCTTCCGGATAGATATGGAAACCTTGCTCCACCACACTAACACCATCATAGATTTGAAGAATACCTCCGACAATCAATAGGTTATTGGAGAACTGAACCGACAGAAACTTGTTGGAGTTATCGAAGTCCATTTGAGTGCTATTGACGCCCAGAGCAGAGAATAAGGTAGCATTCTGGGAAATAACTGGACCTTTGACCAAGTTAGCCCAAATAAACACCGTTGGAGTAGTAATAGGCGTGGGGATATTATCGATAATTTCAATGGCTACCGGAACACATTCCGACAACATATGGTTAGTGCGAAGTCCTCCACCTACCTGTGAGTTTATTTTACCAATAATGGTAAAGCCAGAGGAATTGATCAGAGCGGTGAAATAAGTGCATTGCTCATTGGTGGAAGTGGAAGAGCTATCATAAGTCAGATTGACATATAGATTGCCATTGGCTTGAAAAGCTTTGGAAGCCAGACCCACCGAACGCTGGGTGGCAATAGAGGTTAGTGTGCCTGTGGCATAGGAGACAGTTATTAGATAAGTTAGTTGATTATAGCTAACACTACTCTGATCAACTTCATAACATAAATATAATAAGCCATCAGAAACTGTGCCCGTTAGAGTTTGACAGTTGGATGCCACAATCGTAGCGGTTCCCACTGGGACCTGAAATATACCAGTAGGAGTAAAACATACACAATTTATATTCTCAAAATTATACCAAGAGATCCACATATTATTGGAACTATCCCCAGTAATATTGACCACAAAATCAGATGCTATAATATCAGTTGCTACAAAAAGCTTGAAGGCAGATTGATTGATTTTGATGACAGTTAGTTCCCCAGAAACAAAATGTGTTCCCAAATAAGCGACACATAAATCATTGCCAACAACAGTTACATCATATGGAGTGCCCGCATAACCATCAGTATAGAAAGTAGGAGTAGTGGGAGAAGTAATAAGTGTTGGATTATATGGGTTGATAGTTTGATAGACAATAAGACCATTGTTATTGAGATAAAACAAATAAACTAATCCATCATAGGCAATCAGTTTAGGTCGGGTGGAGGAAGCAGATACCTCGGTATCATTGACGATAATAGCATTGGTATTAGCATCCACCACCGCATATCTAATAGAACCAGAATTGCGAGTATCTTCATAGGCATAGACCTTGATAGCAAATAAGTAAGATGCATCAGGATTGGCTTGTTGAGCGGTCACCAGACGAGTAATATCACTATCGGTATTGATAACCGAAATAGCAGTGCCTTTATTGAGCCATTGTCCCGTTTGTTCTAAATAGGAATAAATATTATTACCATCACACAGGAGTAATTCGTCATTGAAGATTTGCAAGGCTTGGGCAGCTTGGATAGAGCTATTAGAAGAACTATTCTGGATGTTCTTGCCAAAGGCTTGGGAGCCGGTGCGTTTGATAATTCTGCCCGGATTTGTAAAGAGACCGTTCTGCAAAGTGAGGAGGCTGCCCATTTGTAATTGAGCTGGGTCGGTCTTGGTATCCAGACCGCCAGACATCGCCACTGGAACTAATGATTTCTGTAATGCCATTGTTAACTCAAATTCACAACATTAGGATAACCTGCACTATCAATGAAGACGAGACAGGCAGTAGCTCCAGTAGTAAAAGTGACAGAAGAAGTATTGACACCACATTTGATAGATAATGTATTAGAATTGAAAGTAAGATTGCGGAAAGAAACAAACCAACATCCAGTGGAAGTAGAGAGCGTTGGAAAAGTAACCGAGGTATTACCAAAGAGAGAGCCACCAAAGAGCAAAGAAGAATATTGATATTGTGCCGCAGTCAATGTAGGTGAGCCAGAGACATTGATGGAACTGGGGCTGGGAGTTAGTCCTAACCCGTTAGCTCCCACTGTTTGCAGAATAATACTTCCCGCATCATTACCAAACTTGACCTGACCCGTAGCAGAGGTAGGAGCCAAGGTCAGTGCCGATGGAGAGAAGGTCGCAGCGGTGGTTCCGCCTGTTTGCACCAGCACATTACCAGCAGTGGTGCCAGTTCCAGAAGTCAAAGCTAACTCCCCACCTGTGCCAGAAGAAGTATTCTGAGCTTGCACAGTGAAAGCTTGACCTGTTCCAGAGGCAACAGTTGTTTGAGAAATAGTGGGAGTAGTAATAGCAGAACCAAATAAGAAATTACTACACAACACAGTAGCGGTGCCAGCGGAGCCACTGATAGAAGAGACGGTTAGTTGTCCGACCGTGGAAGTAGAGGCAACAATATCCCCCGAGATAGAAAACCAGCCATTGCCAGTAACAGAAGCATTCTCTAACAAGAATTGACCTGCCGTAGCAGGAGTAGAAGAAATAGGATTGGACTGGAGTGAAGTCGCATTAGCTGCTGCGACAAGGACAGAGGTGCCCGAAGTTATCTGAACGGGAGTGCCAGAGCCATTATTGAAATAAGCATTACCATTGACCGAGGAAAAACAATTAGCATCTCCTACCCCAGACAGAGTAGAAGGTTGTGAAACCAAACGAGTAGAGCGTAAGCCTGTGGCATTGTAATTATTGAAAACCAAATCACCATTGATATTGATGGCAGCAGTAACAATAGGAACACCAGTAGAGATATGATTATGAGCATCAATAATATTGATATTATCTGACATCAAAGTGGAATAGTCATAACCGACAGGTGCTGTTGCAATCCCATCACATACACCGGGTGTCGGATCCAATAAGTTCATATTTGGAGTAGTTGTGTATTGGGTCATTATATCCTTAATGTTAGAAAACTGATAGACTAACTATTACCTTGTAGGTGGTGTAAAGCTCCAAGGTCAGATTAGTTTGATTATTATTGAGTTGATTATCCCAAATATCAGTGGTGGCTGATTTGCTAACGACTATCCAACCTGTCAATGTTCTTCCCAACTGATGATTGATAGTATTGATTTGAGAAGGTAGTAAAGTAATATTGGTCAGGATTTGATTATCCAGTGAAGCATTTTGGATAATAGGTGTCAAACTATTATCAATATTATTTTGGAGTTTGGTTAGTTCAGCAGGAGTGGGCTGTTTGCTGTTGAATAATATTTTGACGAATTTCTTGAATACCATTAGTAGCCACCATACCCGCCATAACCCCCACCCACTCCCATAAAGCGTCTGCCACCAATTTGGCGCGTAAAGCGACCACATTTAGGAGCACCGGCATTACGCTTGCCTGCCAAAGCTTGCACTCTCTGATGCATCGCTGCCTTTTGTGCCATAAACTCTGTGCATGGCTTTTCTTGTTGCACCTGTATCTTGATGGCGACATCCAAGACGACATATTCTCTCCAAGCTTGGTTATCCAAATAGGAAGGAATAGTATCCGTAGTATTGACCAACTGCGGTAGGACAGGAGTGTAATATAGTTGATAATTACCAATGGCAGCTTGTTGGGGAATGAAAGCAATATAGCCATCTTCCAACTTATAGTAAGGCGCAACCAAGCCCGGTATGTAAGCATAGAAAGGTTGGTTGTATTTGTTTCTATCTGGAAGCGAGAAGGCTTGCAGAGTGACCCACGGAGTAGAGCCGTTATTGGTGTAAAAATCAACACCTCGGAGCTGATAGAAGTCAGCTGGCAATGGGTATCGAGTGCCAGAAGAGACAGTGAATGGTAGGACCGTCAAACGATAGTCTTCATTCTTGGCAACCAAGATATCATCCAGTTCCGCTGCACTATCATTGATGTAGGAGGTGACAGTAGTATCTGGAATATATTGATTGGCATTGGGAAGATCAACTCGGCTTCTAACCGCATTGATCAGCATTTGTAAAGTGGTAGGAGTGTTTACCAAGTTATATTATCCTTCTTTATATATTGAAAAAGCCGTATGGAGCTTATCGGAGGAAGGCTCATACGGCTCAATCAAGTCTATAAATGATATTTTATTCTTCACAGAGTTGTGGAAACTTGAGTTGTAAGAAACTGGTCAAAGCTTCGTTAGCTTCTTCCGGTGTCTTGGCTTCCATAAACTCACTGATGGCTTGGTTAGCTTGGGCTTCCTTGTCGCCATCATCTTCTGGTTCATCACCATCTGGTTCACCATCTGGTTCGGAGGAGGACATTGCTTTATGCTTTTTGAGCAAGAGCAAAAGTCCCGGCATATCTGTTTTTTCCATAATGCTTTCCTCTCGTTTCACTGACTATACTTGTAATTATGGATATGGACATCGACAAACAGACCACCATTATTATCAAGGTCAGTAGCAGAACCTGTCACGGAGAATTGCACCACGAAAGTGGCACCTCCAGTAGCAGCTGCATTGAATGTTTCCACATTCCAATTGACTGTTTCCACCGTGTTATTAGAAACGGGGGTAAAGCCAACCCAACTAAAAGCATCAAAATTATCTACACAAGTGAAAGTGTAGTTACCTGTGGAGTTCCTGACCACTGATTTGAGCCAGTAAGGCAAAACATCTCCGGTGACAGATCCTGTGGCACCCACCTGAATGTAACCGTCCATAACGACAGTTTCGGGGTGGTAGCTTCGGGCTATATATAAGTTTCTATCCATGTTAGTATATTCCTTTCTGCGTTACGCTGCGGGCACTAACATGTTTATGTTTGCAGAAGGCTTGTGGCACCACAAGTTGGCAAAGGAGTAGAATCTAAACTCAATACCGCCATCAGTTGCCTGACGAAGCTCGGTGTTGTTATCCAAATCCCAATTGAAGACCGCCTTACGGAAGGATGCCAATTCCCACTCGGATAGTTTCAATCCAAGAACAGTGGTGGGAGGACACGCTCTGGCTGGAACGACCTTGATCGGTCCGTTAGTTCCAACCACGTCAATAGACTGGAAACCGACACCCGGAGTGGCTCGAAGATCCGTAATGGAGACCTTGGAGACCAAACTGGAAGCAAGAGCGGCAAACTTCATATGAGTCATAAAGTAATGCGAGATATGATCGCCTTGTTCTGCTACCTTGGCTGCCCCGGTAATCAAGGCTTGAACCGTATCAACAGTAGAAGCGTTATACCAGAGACCTGCCAAACGAACTGGATCGACAGCTCGGTTGATCGCATTCAGAGTGAATGAGTCTCCTGTAGCGGCTGGACCACCATATGGAATCCAAGAGGTGACACCAGTGATGGATAAAATATTTCCGGTAGTGGAAACATCTCCCACTGCATATAGGTAATCGCCCGCTGCCAAAGCTGCGGAGATACCATTGGTAGAATCATTGGCTGCTACGGCTACACCGGCTGGGGTGTAGATAGTAATGGTGCCTGCGTTTCTGTCCACCTGACCGACGGTAGCGGCAAGATAGTTAGCACCGGCAGAACCAGATCCACCCAAAGCAGAACCCGGAGTTCTGGTAGTCACAGTTCCGGAGTTAGTTGGAGCGGCAACAATTTGCATACCTTCTTCAAAATTGAATGCTTGTTGAGGAACAGCAAAAGTGATAGTTCCAGAGGCAAGAGAGACAGATGAACCGGCTGCAATCTGACCATAAGGACCACCTCCGAAGCATTCAAATTCCAAAGTCTTGCCAAGGTTGGCTAATTGACCGGGAACCACTTGCATTTGAGCCTTGAGGAAGGCTCCTTCGGAGTTTCCAGATTGAAGAATAAGTGCAGAGCTAATAGAGGCATCTGCCCAGTTTTCCACCAGAGCCTGACGGAAGGCAGCGGACTGAGTGCCAGAGACATTTCCCACTGCTTGAGCAGAGGTGAAAGTGTGGCTTCTGCCTTGACCTTGGGAGTAGATAACTGGCACAGTATAGTCAGCACCAGAAGTATCTTCCTTTTTGGGAAGCATTGTGTAAAGCGGGTTGTCTTTGTAAGTTTCGTCGGCTACGGTTTCTTTGGTGTAAAGTCTTTTGAGCAACGATGCGAAACTGGTTGAGGTATTGCCTTGAACCATGATTTAGAACTCCAAAATTATTTTAGTCTCGAATGCCTAACTCACGCTTGAGTTTTGCCATTCTTTCTTCGATCGTAATATTGCCTTTACCAGACACCACCGAACGCGGTGGATCAAAAGAAGTCGGAGACATGTTGTTAGTCAATGTTTTGGATGGAGTTCTTGAATCCGAGCTACCAATATCTGTGGAGAGCTTGTCCGCCAAGGCTTGACTAAAGGCGTCGGTGGCTGATAAGGATGTTGGCTTATTGCCATATTTAGCCAACAATTCTTCCGTGTCTTGTTCTGAATTGGCAAAACGATTCTTGAACTTCTTCAATTTAGCCGCTGCCTCTATTCCAGAGAGCAACTGATTTTGCCAGTGAGCCTCTAAGGCATCGGCAGCATCCTGTGGGGCAACGACCGTGTTAGAGCGTTGAAACTCCTCCACCATTGCCTTATACACTTCAATGGCAGCATTCTCTTTGGAGCCATAGGTCGCAATCAGACACTCGTAGTTATCTGGGTTAGCCTCCAAGACCGGAGCTACTTTGGAAGAGATATTGAGCTGGTGTTGAGCTTGTTCTTTCTCGGTTTGTCTTTCCAATCTGTCTTTATCTTGGGCTTCCTTATATTCTTTGAGTTGTTTGTCTTGTTGTTCTAACTTGGCTTGGACAGGATCTTTGGGAGTATTATTGAGCTTATTGAGAGCGAATTGGGTCATCTTGTCATACACTTGGGATGGATCCAAGCCAAGCTTTTGCAAAGCTTCAACTAAATCTGCTTCCTCGAAAGCACCTTTGATGGCATTGGCTCGATTGAGCAATTCCTCTGCCTCTGCCTTTTGCTTCTGTATCTTTCGCTCTAACTTGGCAAGGTCGGCAAACTTCTTGGCTTGCTTCTCTGGGGCTATCTCGGCATCCTTGGCTTGTTCCAATTCGGGGGTGGAAACTGGAGCCGGTTCTTCCCCGTATAGAGCCTTGCGGTTTTCCGCAGTATCCATGTATTCTACTTTGGGAGGAGGAGGTGGATCATTGGAGGAACGAGGAGTAGCAGTGAGGAATTGACCGCCAGCAGGAACTGGACGATCCATTATATTAGAAAAATCATTGAGTGGCATTGGAGATATCCTTTTTATTATTTACTATTATCTTATTGTTGGGGTGGCGGGGAAACATTAGCAGGCGGTTGGGCGGTCGGAGTTTGTTGCTGATTGGGAGGAGCGGAAGGTTGAGGAGCTGGGGGAGATTGTTGATTGAGTTGCTCGTTGATATCGTTGAGCCAGTCCATGAGCAAACCCACTCGTTCTTCTTCCACATTGTTCTGTTGGGCTCGTTGCAATTCCAAAGTGCCCAGTTGGAGAGCCAGCTGGAGATTGAGGAATGGAGTAGGTGGATGATATTCTCCTTCATCAATAATGAGAGAGATATTCTTTCTAATTAGTTCCAGAGGAGCAGTTTGCATATTGGTGTAGTCTTGCAAGTCTGGGAAGTTGATCAGATCCATAGCTTGGGTTTGATCAATCCAACCCGCTTGAACATACTGCATAATTTGATCCATTCTGCCTGCCGGAGAGGAAGGAAGACCTGACACTGGAAAACATCGCATACCCAAATATTCGTCATCAATATCGGCAATGGTTTGGAAATCTACTTTCTTCAACATCTTATGTTTGCTATCCACGATCTTGACCGTCAGTTTCTTGGTTCGTTTATAGATTTGTCTGGCTTGGGACAGAACTACCTTGGCGACCTGAATGAACAAGCGTTCCCAATCTTGCCCCACCAACTCAAAACGACCGGAAGCAATATCAGCGACCATCTCAATGGCAGTCCCCGACTTGACTTCGGGAGGTTTGGTGCCCGAAGCATTGGCAGCCGAGACACCGGAGATTTGATAGGCTTGTTGAATGAGCCAGTCCAGATGAGTATAAAGTTCCGGTGACACAGCGGAAAGAGGATTAACAAGAGGTGGTTGCGGACCATCATACTCCACCATTCGAAAGATATCGTTGGCTAACAGATGATCGGAATTGACATTAGCACCTGTCGGCACAAAAGCAATGGGAACTGCCACCAGCTCTTGGCATAATTGAATAACTTGGAGTAAGGCATTGATTCTATCTTGAATGCCCGATAGTTCCTCGGCAATGCCTCTGCCCCAGAAGGATCCATAACCAATGGGTCGATTAGCCCAACGGAAGAAAGTGATAGGAAAGAACTTTTCGTGATACGGCTCACTCAGGAGTGTAGCTGTAGCAATACAAATAGCGTGTCTGCCGTCTTTGGCTTTCTTGCCCGATTTGAGATGCCAGCTCTCCACCACCTCGACCAAGTTAGGCTTGGTTTGTTGTAGGACAGCCGTGGGTGCTCCCGAGACAGAAGCTTCTTCTATCTGGGAGTGGAACTCTGGATACTGATAGTGTAAAACATCCTTGGTGACATACTTGACACGATGGATTTGAGACGGAGCAGCTTGAATACCTTCGATGGCATCCACGACTATCTCATCAATCGGAACACACTCACATCGTATTTCGTCATCAAACTCATAAGTTAGGATAGCTCCCGTCCCAGTAATAGCGGCATCCAGAAAGACCTTCTTCATCACTTGATAGATATTGTCGCCATTATTACCGCAAGTATCAAAGACTCCATCCACGAAAGAGTTGAGAGTTTGAGCCGCTTGTTTTATTTTGTAGTTATCCTCCCCCATCGTGAAGAACTCCGGCTTGGGTTGGTTCTTAGCGATCATAGAAGCAGCGGTATCAATAATAGATTGAATAACATTGACTTGGAGCAGATCCATCGATTGGGTAGACTGAAATACCGTATTAGGATTTTCGGGAGTATGAAAAGCTTCTGGGTTGCCATACATCATTCGGTATTGGTAGAACTGATGACGCATCTGGCTGTCTTGAACTTGGACTTGTCCCACCAACTGAAAGACCGACATATGCAGTTGATCCTCATCTTCTTCCAAAAACCAAGGACGCTCGGCTGGTTTATCTTTCTTATTGAGGTATTCTCGTTTGATCTCGGCAGTTAGAAAGTTGCCACCTTTTGGTAGATCTTTCATTAGGCTCCTTGCTTGATTTGAGTGGCAAGGTTAGGCACACCTGTTACTCGCTTGACCAACTCATTGATAGATTGGGCTTTGATTTCTTGCTCGGTCTTCTCGGGAATAAATCTGGTTTTAGATAGCTTGACTCCTTCCACTTCCACTTCGGAAATGGAATGCTTCCCCATCAGGATCATTAGTTGTTCAATTTCATTGACAGTAAGTGGCATAATTACCTTTTATTTAGTTGTTGTCTTGCTTGTTGTAGAAGTTTATTGGTATGAGAGTTATTGCCCGCAAAAAGAGGAGTGGGGAGTTGGTGAGGCTTGGCTCCTGCGGAGCAGTGAGGCTTGGCTCCTGCGGAGCAGTGAGGTTTATATTTGTTGGCTTGATCCAGAAACTTTTGGAGAGATGGTTGATCCGAAGTAGGAGTAGGAGAGATAGGAGGTTTAGCTCGGTAATGTTTAACATTACGCATTGCATAACAGAACGCATCTGTGCAATGATTCTGACAAGAAGCATCTTCCTTCATTACACCATCTCGTAATTCTTTCTCATCCAAAGTTAGTTCTTGTAATTCCTTGATCAATTCCATATTATTAGTGGGAGAGATTTTGATATTGCCAGATAGAAAATCGGAATTGATGAGCTGAATGAAACCAAACTTACCTTGTCTATCAGCTGGAACCATATTGATGGAATGATGTTGAGCCAATTCCTCAATGGATTGTCTGGCGGAACTGTCTCCCACTATGTAAGAGCAATGATACAGAGCATTGAGTTCTTTGATTTTGAGAGCTACTTGGGTCAGCGTCCAATTTATATGCTTCTCGGAATGGATGACATAGGCATTGGGGTCAGAGTTATGCCAAGCAATTATACAAATAGCCGTAGCATCCATCCACCCGAAATCTACCCCCATAGAGTAATGCCAATGATTGGGAAGAGCCGGAGGTGGATTGCCCAGATTAATATGGGGATGGAATTGATAGACCAAAATATTATCCAGAATAGTCCATAGTCCGAGATATTCTCTTTGGAATCTGGGATCATTGATAATGTTGGGGTTGGAAGCGATTTGCTGATTCACATCCTCCTGAATGGCATCGCAAATGCGTTGTCCCGTTTTAGGTTCAATAGAGGTGTTGTCTTTCCAGTCGAAAAAGAACTTCTTCCATTCCCCCATGGTATGATCATCTGGATTATGGATTCTCCACCAATAGTGATTACCGATAGCTTCTTTGGGCGTGCCAGACAAGATCAGCGTAGCTTTTGTTTGAACCAAGGTTAGTCGGAGGACACCGTCTAAAATATCATCCAAATCTTGCTTGAAATCTTGCACCTCATCAATAGTGGCAATATCATAAGCCTGACCTCGAAGTTTATTCTTCTGTTGGGGGGAAGAATCAAGACCATACAGGTAGATAAAAGAACCATTGGGAAAAGATATTTCATATTTATGATTGAGCGTGGCTGAAATATTATATTTGATAATAATAGGTTCCAAGATATTTGTCCATATAGTCCTCTTGGCGGATTCTTTGTCCAAATGACAATAGATACACAGAGACTTGGGAACGGTGAGAGCTTGAGATAGAAGATTGAGTGCAATAGCAAAAGTCTTGGATGAACGGCGGGTGCCCAAGACAGCTTTGCGCTTGGCAGTGTCATGGATAAATGATAGCTGATGTGGCAAGCATTCATTGAGAATGGAGATGCTACGCTGTCTCTTAGCTAATTCCTGTCTGGCTATCTCTTGTTTATTCATTTCTTTTTAGATGGATTGACTGGGAGTTCTGGAAAGAATTCGATCACCTGCACATTGTGCAACGGGACAAAAAACTTATGAAAATTTTGCGAAATATCTCGAAAAGTGAGATAGACACCTTCTTGCTCCTCTGGGAGTTGAAAACGGATGGTCAGAGCTTGGGTGGAAAAGAATTGCAAACCTTCGTATGGATTGAGCTTATGACCGGAGTTGGGGTCTAAGGTGGTGTCGGAGAGAGAGTGGAGAGCGACACCACACATTTGTTTGAGGAGCAGTCGTTTGATTTTATTCATTGGTTCCTTGGTATGGATCATAGATAAGATTATATTTAGTCTTATAGAAAGTGAAGAGTTTAGACATATGAGTAAAGATAATTAGATTATCTTTCCACATAGGAGAGACAGTTGATAATAATTGAGAAGCATAACCATATCGTTGATATCCATATTTAGTCGCTACCCAATGAATGACTATTTTATCCCCCACTAATTGATAAATAAGATATGAAAAGATAATTTCTGGACTATCAGCTAAACATAATACTAAAGTATTGGAATTATCGAGGAGATGATTGCATAATTTTATTTGATTATCATAATATAATTGGCGAGGAATGAAAGAATAAGGCTTGGCTCTATACATCTCGGAGGTCCAAGACTTGATGATCCAGTGTCGGTCTTCCTCCACGAAAGCACGGATGATCACAGGATCATTGATCATTTTGCCATCTCCAGCAGTTGCTCATCCGACAGTTTGGAGACCGTCTTTTGTATTTCTTGGGTCTCTTTGTCGTCCGCCTTCTTTAAAGTGAGGCAGATATCCACATAATTGGATAGAGAACGGACGTCCAGATCCGACAGAGTTTCTTTATCTTCCAGATCTTTAACTCGGCTTTGGACAATCTTGAGGCATCTGTCTAACAGCTTTTCGGTATCTACTTTGCGGGTCATCGGGCTGTCTTGAGTTGATCTTGGAACTGTCGCTCCGCCAAAACAATTTCGGTAAAGAGAGCGTTGATATCTCCTCGGATCGACCATAGCTTCATGTTCTCCACTCGGGAATTTTCGCCTGATTGGGATTTGCTGTTCCATGCTGCGGCGGCAGACTTGCCTAATCGGGCGTAGAGAGCCTCCAAGGTAGTCTGAGTCATGGGAGGTGGTGGAACAATTTCTACAATTGGAATGGACGCCTTGACAGCCTCCTCTTGAAGCTGGTCCTCAATGGCTTTGAGTTGTCCTTGAAGTGTGGCTAATAGTAATTTGATATCCGGCTTGTCGTTCATGGGCTCCTTAGGTGCTACTATCTGGTAATTATGGGGCTGTATCTATGCAAGACGATGCATAGAGAAGTCATCCCATGGAGTCAATGAAGACGGTGTGTCAGCCTCGCCATAATGCTGACAAAAGGTTTTCGCCCCGAAATACCAGCAAGTCTCGTTGGTTGTTTCAGATGGGGGCGAGACCTTTTTTTTTTGTGCGGTGTAGCTTTGTCAAGAATATACAATTCCTTATTATTTTTAACCTGACAGACCGCAGAAATCCCCTGCCTTTAGGCAGCGGGATGAATGCGATGCAGAAAGTTGATCAAATCTACCAATAGCTCGATA